TTGTTTATGTCGCAATATCTTCCAATCATAATGTGCTTTCTTATCTATCCTTACGATAGGATTTTTAACGCTCTCTGAATTTATAACAAAATACCTATCAGCAAATAAAAGTTCCTTAAAATGCTTTATTTTACCTCTCGTGACTATGTCGGAATAAAGGTAGGTTCGTTACCTACTACCCAAAATAATGTATTTTCATTCATATACTTTTCAAACTGCTCTGGCTTTGAGTTCATATAATTAAAAACTTTGCCTTCGTATCTTGGATGTAATTCTATTCCACTATATGAAAATGGCATCCAACATTCGTAAGTGCAGAAACCAGAACCATTTAAATTGTGATGTAAAACCTCTATACCATTTTCGTTTCTATCTTTGAAAAATGTGTAGTCAAATTTTTTATTCAAATCAACCCCCAGCACATTGCTAATTATTTTCAACCTACGTGGTATGTAATCTAAATGATAACTTCCATTGTTTCCAATCCCCATAAGTAAAACCCTCTTCAATTCTTTTGGTTTCTTCAAAGCAATACCATACAGAATTGATGTAACTGAATTACAACTTCCACAAGGTATGATTAATGTTTCTATGTGGTCTGGAATATTATTTACTTGATAACTTCCGACCTTGTGAAATGCTTCTACTCTCTCTGGTGTATTTATTCTCTCATCAACTGTTATGTTTGTCTCTAATACCTCGTGGTTAGGTAATAACTTGGCCAACTTAAATGATTTGCTCTGTAATGCTTTTGCGTAACCAATATTGGTAACGTGGAACTGGGCTCCCATCTGCTCTGCTAACTGCATATTTTTATGCTTCTTATAATTCTTTGAACCCGTAACTATCAGACATCCAATGTTATAGTGTTTACAGATTGAAGATATGAAAGGATGTTGTGGCGAACCTATTACGCTTCCACTCACAACTCCTCTAATATTTTTTGTTCTTACCCACTCGTGTACCAGCCATATACATTGTCTTAACTTGCTTCCGTTTATAGAACCAAATCCCATTGGTGCAAATTTATCTTCTCTCTTGAAATATATGGATCCTATTTTTTCTACTGGTGTAAGTTCATATAAATGCTCTTCCCATCTGCTTTTACTTCTATCTATGGAATTACACATTTTCATTTAAGAATGCTTTTAAAGGATAAAATACTAATGTGTTTCTATATCCATCATCTGCCAAAGGAATGATTGGTGTTACTGCGTGTATGTTTCGCCACGCTGGATAAACCAGCATACTGTTATCACAACTATCAACTGTTGTTCCGTAGTCTGGAACTGTTGTACACCCTCCTTTACTATTTTGTCTCTTGCAAATAATCACATTGCAACATCCTTTTATGTTTGCATTGTCGATATGAAACCCAGCAGAAATATTGTAATTAGAAATTGAACTGGTAAATAACTTTCCGAACTTCCATTTGTCTTTTACTTTACTCATCGCTTCTAATTGCTCTTCATAAATTTTTGGTGCTATCTCTTGAATTAGTTTAGCACTTTCCTCTGATGCAAGTAGCATTGCTTTTATAAATGTTTTTGCAGTCTTGTGATAATGAACAGAACTAATACTTGCGTAGTCTCTTCCCATATGTGGTTTAGGTGCTATGGCACCCAGTATAGTCGAGAACTGTAATACTTCTTTTGATTTATCTCTCAATCCACTACTACGCATCATAATCTGTTTTGGAACTGCATCGGATAATAATTCTTTATTTGCAATAGCAATCAAATCTGATAGTTTCTTGCTGTACTTAGAAATATCTCTGATGTAAAAACCTATCAACTCTCCGTCATAATAGAATAAACTATCTTCTGTTACGTTAGGCTCTATGTACTCACACACATCACCAATCTTTCTGCTATGTTCAACTTGCTCTAAATCAATTCGTTTCATACGCTTTCTTTACATCTTTTAGTTTATCTATAAGCAACCCACCTATGTATATTTTTCGTTCCTTAAAACGCTTCTCTAAGTCTTGTGCTTTTTCAAAGTCTCCATTTATTTTTATGTGTACCGACTTTTTTATGTTGTCGTGTAAAGCATCAATCTCATCTGATATGTCCTCGTAAAGCAATGCAGAATAATCTATAATCTCTTTTCCCAGCCAATCATTTACCAGCGTAGTATCAAAGTTATCTCCTAAAATTTGCTCATCCCATTCACCATAAGAAATATTGTCCTTAACCATCAATTCCTTTTTCTCCTCATCGGTCAAATCTAATATCTGTTTCACATAAACTTCTGTGTACTCCAAATCTTTACACGCTCGGTAACGCATATTACCAGCCAGAATATTAAATTCTTCATCAATAATCAAAGGCCTTACTTCTAACATCTCTGGCATTTCGAGTAAAGACTTCTTCAAACTTTCGTACTTGAACGTATCAATTACTCTGGGATTGTATTCAGTATTTTTTAGTTTACCAATTTTTATTTTAAATGTTTTCATCTTCTGATATAAGTTTTTCGATTAATAACGCTCCTATGTCTGCTCCCTTTTCTGTAAGTGTTTTGATTAAATCATAAGCAACTGGATAGTCAAGTATGTTGAACTCCACTACCAATACTGCTCTCTTTTTAAACAACTCTTTATTTGCTTCTACAACATCTTGTTCATCGTCAATGTTATCTAACTCCCAATCATCTGGATCATCATCTTCTACTATGTCTTGTGGTTGCCATACGTTTAAACCAAAGCGTTTTAAATCTGTTTCGTCAAATGAATTTGCAAGTATATCCCAATCCCAGTTTCCGTAGTTAGCATTGTCCTTGATTATGAATTCTTTTTTCTCATCTTCTGATAAGCCTTTCCACATAACCACATCGGTAATCTTGAACTTCAATTCTTTCAATGCTTTCAATCTCATATTCCCACCCAGAACTACGCAATCTTCATCTACTATAATCTCTCTCAATGATAGCATCTGTGGTAAATCTTGAATGCTCCTCTTTAAATCTTCGAACTTTTTATCTCTAATGAAGCGTGGGTTCAATGGATTTGGCTTTATATCCTTTATAGGAAATCCTTTTAAATTAATTATTACTTTCATATTGTATTATTTACACATTCATTTATTTTGATTAACACCTCTTCGCTTTCTACTCTTTTGATTTTTTCGAGTATGTGTGCCTTGATACTTGTCCTTGATAGGATTTTATCTCTCAATTCGTTTATATCTTTTCTTCTCTTCCTTACTTCATCGAATATACGAACAGAATGCAGTACACTACAATGGTCATAATTCTTACCCTTAGCCCTCAAACTATCTCTTACTCTGTATAACGTATAATTTAATTCTTTGTGAAGTATGTAGCAATAAATTGACCGAGCATCTACCAGTTCTAATTTCCTTGAATTATCGTATAAATTAAGATTTAACTCATTATTTATTTGCTCTGCAATACTTTCTTCTTTTGTCATTCTGTTTTTAATTTTAATAATTGATAACACTCTAAAAACTTCTCTCGTGCCTTATTTCGATATATCTTTTTAAATAGACTGAAAGTTACCTTCAAATAAGAAAAGGTGCTTAAACAGTCCTTAAATGCCTTTCTGCAATATGCTTCCCCATATCCCTTGCAATAGTTTACATTGTCAGCACTATCCCCAGCAATAATCTGTGTCCAGAAATTACGCTCTGCTTCTGCTTCTGATATATCATAAAAGCATTGTTTTTTATAATGGTAGTCGTAAATCAAACAAGGTAACTGTTTGTAATCTTTATCGATTGATACTATCAGAACCTCATCACGTCCGAATGTAGTTGATAATGTTTTCCAATACGTTGCTACTACATCGTCTGTTTCTACTCCCTCCCCAGCAATAGCTTCATACTTTTCCTTTACATACTGTTGAAGTTCATTTAGCAAAGGTGGTCTGTCGCTATCTTTACGATTTGCTTTATAAGTTTTAGAAATCTGTTTTCTAAAATTACCTCTGGCACCAGCGAATGTTATTACTTTATCTAACTCGTATACATCTTCAATTTTATTTATGATTGACATAAACACTTCATCGAACTTTAACTTTGCATCTTCTAAAGTATGATACATATCATCTTCTGGTGTTTCTCTTTTTCGATAGCAACTGCTCCAAATTAAACTATCAGCATCTACTAAAACTATCATTCTGAAATCAATTTAGTTATTTCTTCAATATTCTCTTTAATCCTCTTGTTTGTTTCTTCTCTTGCCTTATAAACCATCTGTATGATGTGTGGCAAATCTGTAAACAAGGTTTCACAATTCCATACGATAGAACCGAAATCTCCATCAATATAAAGTTCTCCGTTAGAACAACTTAATGTATGTGTCTCGTGTACATAAATTTGTTTAAATTCTTTATCTTTCATAATTTTTAATTTTAGTGATTAGACTACAAATGTAATCATTTATTTTTTAATAACAATTTTTTAATACTTATTAATTATACTGGCTTGACTTTCAGAAATCATATAGCATAACTTATCTATGATTTCATCCTTCTCGTATTTCTCTGTCTGTTTACAAGATACGTTAACTGGTGTAGGTAGAACCAGACTGTCTAAAAGATAAAGGTAATTTCCTTTACAATCGAATACGTAGTAGAACCTCATACAATTTTCTTCCATTAACTTATCGTATTTAAACTTCTGTAAAATTTTTGTAGGATAGTATTGGTGTCGTAGTTTGAATTCAATTACACAATCAAAACCCTTTGGAGTTTTACCTTTGGCATCGTAACTTTCCATTCCTTCTCCACACCATTCTAATTCCCAGCCATCTAAATTCATCAAGTGAATTATACCTTGTTCCCATTTATGGTGTGACGTTTCATTGTTCATTTGTATAGTATTTTAACCAGAACCGTTTTAAACTTTGAGGTATTGTTTCCCAAGTGTACAAAGGAACATCTACCTCTTGCCCTTTATTCAATTTGTCAATTATTTTTTGTTTCATAGTTTTTCGTATTCTAAATTTAAGTCATCAATCATATTTTGTATTCTCTTTGGGTTACACTTACAAGGATAGTCTACTGGATGTCCTTTTACTCTTGCGTGTATTTCTGCTATCATTCTGTATTCATCGTTTTCAAGATATGGTCGTTTAACCTCTCGGAACTTTGCCCACCATAAAAAATCATCTGTGTTCATTTTCTTTTAATTTTAATTTCAAATTCATTCAGTTTGTGTTGTCTGAAATCGCACTTGCAGTTTGGGTTAATTTTTTTCACAATCCACTTTACTCCAGTTTTTCTAAATATAAATTCAAGTCTGTCGCCCCAGCCAAGTTCTTTCCAATATTCTCTAAACTTTTTTTTCATCGGTGTAAAATTTTATCTATTGCAACTATCAATAAAATTGCAGTAATTAATCCTATTGCTATTTCACAAATTAATATCAACCAGTCTCTATTTTCCATATACTCTTTTTTTAATTTCTACTGCTACCTCGTTCCAATAATTACATATCTCTGCATTATGGCTCTTACTATTTTTATAAATAATTCCGTTGACTACTTCCTTGATGTAATCCAAAGGATATTTCTTCAGAAGCAATAATGCTCTCTCTGAAGGACTGAACTGTTCATATAGGTTAAAACTCATCTCTGATTTGTCTTTTAATTATGTTAATTGTGTTTCTAATACTCCAATACGAAATCTTTAATTTCTTACTCAATTCCGTTACATTTTGTTTTTCTACTAATACATATTGAAATAATGATTTGATGTAATACAACTGTGCTTTTGCTTCCGTATAACCTTTATTAATCTCTATCTGATTATCTATAAACTGAACCCAGCAAATTACCTTTTCATTTTTTAAATTGAATTCATCTTCCGAATACTCTTCATCGTCTATGAAATCGTAATCTTCTAATTCAACTTTTATTATCTTGCTGGATGTTCTAATGTTATCATAATACATATTTTTTAAGGTTACATATACGAAATAGTAATTAATCTCACTTTCATTATACATCAAATCATTTTCCTTTCTATTGTTATAGTCATACAACTTGATATACATTTCTTGCACGTAATCCTCTGCCACATCCTTTTGGCATCCAAAGGACATTACATACTTAATCCACATAATGTGTTTTTCAGATAGAATATCAAGTATATTTCTCATAAGAAATTGAGTTGGCTTTCCTTAATCGTTCTCAAAATAGACTTGCCATTAATGGCGAATCCAACATTGTTTTGCAATGCTACAATCTCTATTGGATTTTCCATACTAGTTGGTCTACCCCCAGTTTCAATCTCTTTTACTTTTCTAATGTGTATCATAGTAGTTGTGTAAAGTTGTGGATGTAAAGTTAATCTATGTATAACAATAAAATCGTCTGCTCTATTAACAAATTTTCCTCCCCCCTCTACATCACTTGCCATTGGTGGTAACGGATGTCCAGCGAACTGATGGTCGTTCCTATAAACCATTCTCAAAGCATTAGTGTTGGCGTGTGTGTTTAACCAAAGTGAAACCTTGTTTTCCTTGCAGAACATTCTCATTTCTGTACACGCTTGATAATCGTACTCGTGTCCTCCCAAGTTTTTCATCTGCTCGTTATCCTTAACCAATGCGTTATAAGGATCAAGCAATATACCGTTGTAACCGAAATCCTTTTTAACTTGCTTGAACATTACCAATGCAGTATGATAGTCATACATAACCGAGTTGTCTACGAACTTAAAATGCTTGTTAATAAAATCTGTATGCTCCTTAAAATTACTCTCGGAAATCAAGTTTATAGGTGTCTCATCAAGAAACTCTACTAACTTTCTAATCAATGAATAACTATCGTTCTCTGTACTGCACACCAGCCATTTTAAAGAATGCTTTACCGAATAACAAAGCATCAAGTAAAGTATAGAAGTAGTCTTACCTACGTTTGCGTGTCCGAGTACAATATTGAAATTAGAAGTTTTAAATCGTATGTACTCATCAAGTTCTGGAATATCAAGTTTCAATCCCTCTTTAAGTTTCCCACTTCTGATATTACGAATAATATCTAACTGCTGTTTATAATCTATTAGCATAATTTATATTGTTTTTTAAATACTAAATAAGTTTCTTCAAATATTTCTTCATCCCAACTATCTATTTCTTCGTGTGAAAAATTACCTACTAACCATAAAGAAAATAATTTTGAAACCATATCAATTAATATTTCAATATCCTTTTCTGTATTACAATTTTTACAATCAATAACTTGTCTAATTGTATCTTTTAAATTCATTGTAGTCTGTTCCATTTTAAAAATTATTTAGGTTGATTAGTTTATAAATACCAGCATCTATTTTTGCTTGTGTTTCTTTCGTTGTTTCACCAAGAAATAGATTTCTGTATTTACTGGTTGTTTTAGAATAATCCCAACACTTTATATCAAGTAATACAATTCTTTGAGCATTATCTTCATAAATTTTTACAATGTTAGTTCCATAACTTACAAAATATGTAAAGTCTTTTTCGTGAACAATTATTTGATTTGCAACCTTATTTCCTTTCGAGTTTGTTAAATTTGAAATTGTCATAATTTTATTTTAGTGATTAAAAAAAAGGCTGGAAGTCTCCCCCCAGCCATATTAAATTTAGAATGGTAAATCATCCTCTTCTTCTTCTCCGATATTTGGCATCGTAGAATTAACTCCTAATCTGTCTGGCATAAATGTTTCTGCTGACTTTTCTCTCTCCCCAGTAGTTATCTTCCACGCTTGTAAGTTTACGTAGTACTTACCTTGCCATTCAGAACCTTGTACGTTAATCGATACGGTAACAAACTGGCCTACTTGATAACTGTCTAACACTGCACATTTATCTTGCGTGAAATCAATCGGAATTGATTGTGGATATTGACTATCGGTTTTTAAAACCAGCTGTCGTTTTTTAAATCCTTTTGCACCAAATGTTTCGGTAGCACCGATAACTATAATCTCTCCTTGTAATTCCATTATCCTTTAAATTTTGTAAGTGCATCTTTAACAGATTGCGTTAATAAATACTTTTTCTCTACTATAGAAATATCTCCTCCTCCTTCAACATAATCTAATGCTTTAGTAAACGCTTCCGTTCCCTCAAGTAGATATGGCTTCTCTTTGGCTACTATCGGCTCCTTCTCGTGACGATTAGTTGCGTCTGCATCACTTGTGTCATCGATTAATAAAAGGTTCCCTAAAGCGTACTTTTTACCATAACTCGAACTTGAGCCATATCTCTGTGCAGTTGCCATACCTTTCTGCTCTAAATCAACTCCAACAACAGATTGACAATCTATACTTGCAGAACTCTCTGCATCCCATATAGTTGCTACTGATGCCATAATAGGTGGATTGGCATTGATTAAAGTTTCGTTGATAGTAAAGTATACCCGATACTTTTCATTGAAAGGCTTTAATGCTTCTAATATGCTCTCTGCACTACGATAATAATAATTACCGAATTTGTTATACGAACCTTTTTTTGCTTTAAACTCGACTTGAATTCTACTTAATTTTTGTGCCAGTGTAAATTCTGGTGTGTCGTTGATTGATACAATTGTTTTACTCATTTTACTTGTTTTTTAGTGTGTAATTAAAATTATTTATAAACGTATAATAACCAGCCATCTGGTTACATACTACTTCTGCTTCGTGAACTTCTATGTTCATCGTTAAACGCTCTACTTTATCAAGCAATCGAGTATTCTCAATTCTTAATGCTTCATTACTTTGATTTAAGTAATTTACCAATTCCTTGGTTCCCCAAGTTTCTCTTTCTTTGCTCATAATTTTTAATTTAGTTTTCGTGTATAATTTCTGAAAATTCATAATACTCATCGTAGAATAAAGTATATTCTAAATCTGGATAACATCGCTTGTGTAAATCTCGATGTGCTTCTGCTTGTTCTTTTGTAAGCAATACAGTGTGTGGATAACCTTCTTCTAAAAGCACCCAGCGTGTGTCAATTTTACTTTCCATTATTTTTTTTGTTAGTTAATTATTCTTCTTCATCAACATCATTCCAATCTGCGTGTTCTCCACACGCTGGGCATATGTCAATATCTTCTGCATACTCTGAGTATGCACCACAACAATCACTTTCCATAATTTATTTTTTAATCGTTATACATTTCAAATTCTACTTCATCAAAATCAGCATAGTCTAACATTATTTCTTCATCGAAATATTTATCTTTTACTATCCTTATAGCCATTTCTTCGCTACTGGCTTCTACATCTATTATAGTGCTTAAATATTCCAACACTTTTACTTTATAACTTGCCATATTAATATTCTTTTAATTTGTTAATTACTTCTTCTATAAAGTCATCATACATAGGGTTCAATAAAAACTCTGCATCAATATCATTTAGTGTGATATTGTAAATTTCCCATTCTTCTGACTCTGGAGGATCTTCCCACGTTCCTAAATATGGTGGTGTATAATTATACTCAAATTCAAATTCAAATCCTCTGTAATTTATGCTACTAATTTCGCTCATCTCTAAATGTTGTTACGGTTATACGTGCTATTTTTTTTTCTGTTTTAACGGGTTGTATTTTAAATATAACCTCGATATGTGTTAATTCTTTGTCTCTCTGAAATACTGCAACCATCTGCTCGTAAATCATTTTGTAGTCATCAAATGTCATCTTAATAAGAATTACTTACTTAATAATATTCTACAACTACCTTTCTTGTACTCAAACTCTTTTGGATTTTCTGCATACAACCAATCGTACTTTTCAAAGCCTTGTGCGAGAACGTAATTTACTAATCTTTGTGAATACGCACCTCGAAGGTTAATCTTGTATTCTGTAATTTCCAACATCCAAAATTTGCTGATGTCTAGTCCTAATGCGATGTACTCTCCTAATTTCTCATTCATAATTTCTGTGTTTTAGTGATTATTTATTTAATTTTAAGTATTCAAAAATATCGTTGTCAGTTTTTAAATTTGTGTTATTTATTTGTTTTAAATCAACACTTCCAAATCCTAGAGCATAGGAAAATGCAACTGACCTTGCATTATCTATTTTTATCCACATTTCTTCCTCATCTTTAAATTCTGATTTAAAGCATATTGTTTCTACATAAGTAGCATAAACATAATTCTCTGTAATAATAACATTGATTTTTGTAGCCATAATTTCTGTGTTTTAGTGATTGTTTTTATTAAATGTTGATTAATGCTCTAATAACAAAATATAATGCTATTATAACCCCAGCGTATATCTGTGGATTTTTGTTCTGTAAAAAGTATTTCATATTTCTAATAATTAAAATGAAACTCTAAAGTTTGTATTTACGTAATAAAATTCTCCCATCTTAACATCTACTCCAGTCAGTTTTTTAATGGTGTTACCTACGCCCCAGAATGCTTTATAAACTGAACCAGCATAACAAGGATTTCCTCCCTCTTTTAAAATCCACATATAATCACCACCACTCTGATGATGTTTATTTACCGTAGTTATTTTAGCACCAGATAATAAATACTTAATAACTCTCTGTTGTGGCTCTGTAAATTTGTTGAATTTATCAACGAACAATTTTTCAATCTCAATCTGTGTCATAATTTTAGTTTTAGTGTTTCGTCGTTCTGCGACTCATCAGTATGGCTATATCATCCATATACACAATTCTCTTCCTAGACCGATATTCACATACCGAAATCCGACAAATAACGCTTTTAATCGCTCTGTCTCGCACATACTACCTATATGGGTTCGTGGAGCATTTGGCCTCTCGACTGACTGTTGCTCACAGTTCGATTTTTAGAGTCTGTTCTTGACTGATAATTCTCGGAATATCAACACCTCCAGATTTGAAATACGTCAATCAAATCCGAGGACAAACAAACGAACAATTTTTTAATAAAAAAAACTTTTCACAAAAAAAAAGCAAAAAAAAATGCCTTATGTCTAAAACATAGGCAAATTTTCCTTGTCCACTAAAACAAAATTATGAGCGAATATTAACATATCGAGCATAAGTCTCGCAAATATAGATATTTTTACTTAATATCAAATAATTTGTTTTTATTTTTATAATACTCTATTAAATCTATTAATTCAAAATCTTTAATCTTAAATTCACTTTTTGCTTTTCTTAATAAATTAACTGCAACTCCATTTCCGTATACTTGGTCTAAATGTATTCCGAACTTATACTGCTCTCCATATCTCATCACATTACAACCCACGCACTGTACTTGACAATTATTTTCATCCCAGCGTGTTGCATAATGTTTTCTACTCTGAAAGTGTCCACATTGTAATTTATTCCAATCATCTATTTTATCACACGTAAAACAACTTGCTTTACCATTAACGGCAAATCTCCTTCTGATATAAATACTAAATTCTGTATCTAACTTTTTTACTAATGAAGATCTACTTGGTTTTTTTTCTTTCTTTGTTTTCGGTTGTGGATTAAAAGCCATATATAAAATTAGTTTTAAAAGATTTATTATATTAATATTATTATATATATATATATTATATATTATATTATTATTTATACCAATTAGTTCATAAATAAAATTTCAGATAAAAAAAGAAATCTTACCTCTAATGAACGATAAATTGCATAAAGGTAAGATAACATCATTTTACTATAAAAGTCCTTTAAAAGTGGTTTAAAATAACTCACATTTCACGTTAGGACTGTTCTACTTGCTCAATTTATGTGAGAACATTTTAATAATTGTACTCGGTTTTATGAATTTACAAATCAAACGTAACCAAAACCCAGCGTTGGTAGTGTGAGTTGAAGTTGCATATTCTTGTGCAGATGCATCTAACAAGTTTTGTATTGGTTGTGGTATTCCATTTATATCAGCCATATCGATTATTTTATTTAAAGTTTTCATAGTATGTTTTTCCTAATTGATTTTTTCTTGCTTTTAATATTTTCTTTCTGTTTTTATATTTTGAATATGAAACGTGAACCCAGCTTGGGTTTTTATCATCTCCCATTTCCCAAATTAACTGGTCAAACTCTAAATTCTTTTTGATGTATTGAAAGATTTCAAAATTGCTTGGTTTTCCTTTGTCACCCATATCAATGTCCATTGCTTCTCCTCCTACGTGTTGACTTGTTTTAGAACCTCCTATGGCTACATTTAAAGGTATCCCTCTGTACATACTCGAAATATGTATTGGTTTCTTAAAATGCTCTCTCATCGGCTCAAATACTTTTTCAGCCAATAACTTCATATTTTCTATTGCATCTGAAGTTGGATTGTTATTTACAATTCCTCTTTTGTCAGCAGTTTCAGACCTTGTCGCTTCTTCAAACGAAATGTGTTTACTTATTTGCATCTTTTTTTGTTATTAATTTATAAATACTAATTCCAGTATATGCGATTGACATAACTAAAAGCAAAAGTTTCATACTGCTTTCGATACTGGTAAATGAAAGTCCAAAAATAGTTCCATTTACTGCAATCACTTTTATGTTTTCTTGTGTCATTTTATTTTTTCGATTTTAAGTATTCCATCATTTTTTGAATATTGGAATTTTTTATTTTATATGTTTTTTTTATGTTCAATTTTTCATTTTTACCTTGAAAATCATCATTTTTGATTTTGCTTTTTTTGCTCTCTCTATCTATCATAAAAATAGGATTTTGTAAGTTCTCTCAATTTATATAAACTAATATAGAAACTGTATAAAGTTCCTTAAAATGCCTAAAAATGGCTTTAAAATACTTATAGCACCCAGCTAACTGGACTTGGATTTCGGTCTGGAAACATATCATCATTTCTGTTTGTCCAGTACTCTGGGAATAAACTTGAAGCAAAAATACCCATATAATCTACAAATCTTTTTGAATAAAAATCTGCAAATGTACGATGTTTTTGAACCAAAATATCAAGTTCATCTTTAGTTGTACTTTCTGAATTTTCAGTCTTATGTTTGAACACTCCTCCGTTTCTAATCTGATAATTTGCGAATGGAAGGTAGTCTACCATTGCATAATGAATTAACATCGGTTGAACGTAATCTGTTACTAAATCTAAATAATCCCCAGTCAAAGTTGAAGTTGTTATTTTGGTAGTAATTGAATTATAAAGTTGTGTACCCAAATAATTTTGTACGTGCATCTGCTGGGCAATCTTGATAAAATTGATAAACAGATCAGTGTCCACATTTCCGTTCAATATGGTATTTGACTTTAAGTCTTTCGGTGTTATGAATAATGTTGTTGCCATATTTATATTCCTTCGTTATATCTCCAAAAATCATTGTACTCACTTGCTATTTGTGCTACTTCTATCGGATTGGTTGGGAATTGAAATTCACCTCGCATATTCGGTAAAATCTCTTTGATAATTCTTCTTGCTTCATTAACTGAAATCTCTTGGTCGTTAATTTGCATATATACTTTACGCATCCACCAATGTTTGCAATTTACTCCACCCTTGTATAAAAATAGATTGTATGTACTTGCACCCTCTACTCCGAACCCAGCGTTGTTACTTAAATCTTTGTCTAAATCTTCATAACGATAAAGCAAATTAGCAGACATCATTTTTTGGCAAAATTCTCTTTCTGGACTTTGATTTCCAACGTACTCATATCTTATCTTGAAAAGTAAATTGTCTTGCTCACTATCCTCATTTGCAGTACTCGGAATAACACTTGCTAAACTTAATTTCTTAAGTTGTGAATTTAACTGCTTGTCGTTTTCGTTTGATGGTCGAATATCAATCAACATCCAATTATCTTTTTTAGGCTCCCCTTTTAGATTTGCCAATATTTGCTTTCCTAACTCTGTATCTAAACTCGGAACATCCTTTTTAAGGGCATTTTGAGGTGGATTTAAAGGCTGATTAGTTGGAAGTGGAACATTGATAGGCTCTTCAAAATCTAAAGGCTGTAAAGTCTTAAAATACAAGTTTAATGAAATCCCATTGAACGCTAACATTCTATCAAATTCTTTTATAAGTAAATTTTGAAATGGTCTAATAACCGTATTGTCCATTAAAATAGATGCAGTTTTAAGTTCGTCTGCATTATTTCCAAACCCAGAATTGTCTTTAATTCCTAAAAGCATAGGACTAATTACCCTATGTGATACCATAATCTTACGCATACTCTCATCTGAAAGGAATTGATATTGGTTATGTGCATCGGATAACTGTACTGGCTCGATAGTAGCACCATAAGTATTGCTATCGTTGAAAGACAAAATGAAACGCCCAGCATTTGAAGTGCCACTAAATTTTGATTGTATGTCTCTCTCGATTTGTCTCTGTTCATCTTCAGTAGGAGTTCCGTTATTGAAGTTGATAAGCATACTTGGTGCCAATCCGTTCATAACATTGTTCAAATGATAGTTTGAAATTTCCTCTTCAAGTTCTGCATATTGTAATCCTCCTTGATAATCTACTGGCGAATAATAATAGAACCCAGTCTTGTAAGGTTTGATATATAATATTTCTTCACTTTCGGAACTTGTGCCAAATGCTGGAATAGGTGTCGGTAATTTTCGTGCATTTATTTCACTCCAATCTTCTGCATAATAGTAAAACTCTACATCGCCATCATCGTTACATTTTCCACTTCTCAAAGTTTCAACTGGAAAATGGTTACACTCTACAATTCGTGTTCTGTCCATAGAATAAACAACTTGAACTGCACAATTACCCATTGCTTTAAAATCGTAGCATAGTCTTTCAACTGTATCGTCATCGAGTAACAACATCGCTTGTGCATAATCTTCTGGCTTCAATAACGAATCTGTACTATCAATCCCTTTACCGAATATCATTTGACTTATACCATTTACAATAGCATTATTAGTAGGGCTTCCATTTATCCTATCTTGCAAATATCCAAAATAATCGTTATCCTCTCCGTATGCAATCCAATCTTGATTTTTAAGTTCAACTATTTTAGGACTTGTATAAGTCGATAGTTGTATAAACCCAAATGGAGACTTTTTTGGTGCTTCTTTTTTATCTTTCATATTGTTATGTAACTGTTATTGTCTATGGTCGGTGTAACATATTGCCCATTGTTAATGGAATAACTGCCTTGCGTTTGATTTGTGCAAAAAATTCTGTCTTTGTATATAACTACTCCACTCACATTAAAATAAACCTTTAAAACGTAAAAAGTGTTTTCTTTTAAAAAAGACAAATCTGTACTGCCTAATGTATAAATGTCATTAACTGATGTTCGTGTTGTTGCAGTTTTAGTTGTTACATTCTTTGTAGTTTCATTTGTAAATTCTAAACGAATATCATTTCCACTTATATCAGTTTGATTAATTGGTATAATTGGAAAAGTCTGCGTAGCAGATGTAGTAAGTATTATCATATTAGTATAACGTAAGATTTTTGAATTTTGCATAAAAAAAAATGGTAGCAAATTAATACTACCATTTTCCGACTGTAATCCAACAGTCCAATCATCCGTCCATAGATGTAATTACGCTGGTGTAGTTTGAGTTGGAGATATTTTACCAGTTATTAAATTTGCAGTTACGAATTGTGCCATTAAAGGCTCTTGTGCAGTAATCGTAAGTGAATAACCATTCATATCACCCAATGCAACTCCACTTGAAATTGTACCAGTAGTTGTAGTACCTCTTGTCATTCCTACTGCCAAATAATTCCCATTATTATCTTGTACGAAAACGTGTGGTCTGTTTGCAATTACATTTTGCAATTCAGCTTGTGTAGCTGGGTCAAGTTTTGTCAATACCATAGTCAATACTTGCTCGTAAAAAGTAGTACCATTGTCATCACTTGAATTGATAGTCTGCTCCAACCCAGATGCACTCTTTACATCATACTGATACAAGGTATAATTTGTAAGTGAAAATGAAGTTACATATCCCGTTGAAGCTATTGTTGCAGTTCCTAAAGTTCCGTACTCTGCCAAATAAACTGCTTTGATGCCACCTACGGCATCTTTACAAGCTAATTTACGACCTTTTGTTAATGTACAAGCCATATATATATTTTTTTAAAATTAATTGATAAAAGGGGCATTTCTGCCCCCTTAAATTACAATGAAGAGAATACTACCGAGTCAGCACCAAATCCTACTTGAAGACCTTGTGTCCATCTCATAATAAATCTAACATTTTTAGATCCGTCGATGTCTTGCATATCTATGGTTTTCACAAGATTTTGGTCATCTAGTAAACCAGTACCGAAATACAAGTTTTCGATAGTTGTCAATACCATTGAGTTTCCACTATCAACTGAATTTAATCCGTTTGCTACGAATAATTGAATTCCCTCAAATGTCAATGAAGTTCCGTTAGTGTACCAAGTCGGTCCTTGATTTGCAAAACCATTAGAACCTAATCCAGTTGCACCATAACCTCCTAAAAATGATACATATGCTTTTGCAACTTTTTGAGATACAAATAATCTCAAGTCCTCACGTCCGTAAAGTGCTTGTGGTAATTTAGCCACTACTGCTTTTAGTGAGTCAAGAATTGTAGATTGAGTTATTGCTACTGATGTTTCTTTAATCGCTCCATCATCTACTAACAATTTAGGAAATCCGTTTGTAGCATTCCATAAATAGTTTTCAGTGTTCAAGGCCACATCTTTCAATATTTTCCCGATAAAGAAATCAGAGAATGAAGATGGCATTACATCAAACGCACTATACCCCATTTGTACTGCATCCCAGTCAGATTGGAATGGAGTTTTACAAAGTTGTAAGTTCACTTGTTTTTCATATACTGTCAATACCTTTTCAGATAAAGTTACAACCCCACTATCGTCAAAATCACAAGTTGCATCTTGAATGATATTGCTTGAAGTAAGAGTTTTTACTACTTCTTTAAATTTGATGTTTGGTCTAACTGTAACACCTCCGTTGGCAATAGTACTAGCAGATAAAATTGCTGCTGATATATAATCCCCAGCAAATTCCCCAGCGTATGTTGAGTTGATTGTGTTTACTGTGCTTAATTTTGTGTTTCTTAAATTTCTCATTTTATTTTATATTTTTTTCGTTATTGATTATGCTTCTGATGCCCAAACTCCTTGTCCACCTTGAATGTACCAATTTGTCAATGATACTGCTTTGATTGTAACCCAGTCTCCTTTTTTAGAAGTTGCTTTTGTGTTAATCCAATCTTTGTTTACTGTTCCACTTGCTCTGTT